AGGCGGATAAAGGATGGCAAGTTTCAGGCGCTTACAATCAAGCCTAATTCCTACGCACAATTCTATCACGATTACAAGAATCGACTTTCCAAAGAAGATTATTGGAAGGACGAAAGCGCGGGGCATAGGGACAGGGCGGCAAAGCGGTACATGGTCAAAATGTTTCTAAGGGACTTGTACGTGGCTTGGCGAACAATCGAGGGCTTGCCGGTACGCGAACCTTATCAGGAAGCATACTTGCATCATAAGCATATAGCATGATATAATGGCCGTATCCTACTAGAAAACTAGCGGATACAGCCAGTCATCCCTATGGAGCAAACAATTATTTTAGAGCGAGCCGTGAGCGTTGAGTAAACCACAATCAGTGAGCGAGTCATATAATGCGAGTAACCCAGATTGGAGGAGCGAGTCAACGCAAGGAAGCAAACCGTTAAAATCGTGCGGGTCATCATAAAGGAGTATCCCACTGCAAAAGATCGAGTCAAAGAGTCGGAGTAAACCGCGCAAGTTAAGCGAGCCAAAGTCGGCGAGTAAACCAAGTACCCTGAGCGAGCCAATTCTCGGGAGTAAACTAACGGCGTAGAGCGTATTTATTTTTTCTATGGAGGCACTATGAAGATTAAAGTCGGAGAGTTGAAGTTTGATCCTGAGCTTTTGTATTTACGTCCTATTGATGTACATGGAGTATCGAAGTATCGACAGGCAATGAGAGAGGGGGCGAAGTTTCCGAAGATTGTTGTTGACAGTACTAATACAATAATAGCGGGAAACCATCGAGTAACAGCATACCGTCAAGAGTTCGGAGACGATTATATAATCGAGGCCGAGAAGATAACCTTTGCAAGCCCGCGTGAACGTATCGAGTATTTCGCTAAGGATAATTCGGTGCATGGGCTTCCACTTGCGGCAATCGAGAAAAAGCGTATAGCCTCTAAACTTATCGGGCTTGGAAGTAGTACAGAGTCTATCGCGTCGATGTTCGGAGTTGCGGTCAAGCGTGTTGAAGAGTGGGTGGGGATGACCGTTTGCGTTATTGGCAATGCAGGCGCTCCGGGGACTATCGTTACTCGTGAGTATCTTCCATTAAAGCAAGGATCATCGCACATGGCGGGCGAGGAAGTAAGCAAGGCGGAATATGCAGAGCATAACGAATCCGATTTAGGCTTAGAGGATTATGTTATAGCCGATCATTTAGCCTCTCGTCTTAGGCGAGGGTGGGTTGATTTCAATGATGATAAGACGGCAGAAGCCTTACGCAATCTAAGGAAGGAGATAAATAGGATAGCGATATAAAGTCACTTCAACAGAGTAAACCATTAAAGAAGAGCGAGTCATCTGAAACGAGTAAACCAGTATTCACGAGCGATCCACAACAAATGAGTAAACCATGACATTAGAGCGAGCCAGAGAGGGCTAGTAAACCAATAATCTTAGAGCGTTTCGCGTACTTGCTATTTTAATTCCACTATGCTATACTCGAAAGGAGGAACAATAGGGAGAACTATTTTATGAACGAATATGAAATAAACAAGTACATTAAAACGCATCCGGGATCGATTAATTTCGGCATTAAACAATTCAAGCGTTCCATGACTGAAATGGGGAGACGATATAGCCGGGATGATTTAGAAGACGTAGCGCAAGAGTTGCGAATAGTTATGTTTAAGTGCCTAAAAAACTTTAAGCCTTTGTTCCATAACACGCTTGAGACATATATTAGTTCTAGCATATATAAAAATGTGTGCGGAAAGATAAGCGATCAATTAACGCCTAAGCATACTAAAATATACTTTGACGTTTCACTTTCGGAGACTGTAGGGAATGATGATGGATATGATGAACTTGGCAATACTATTGTCGATGATAGATTGCCGGAAGAGCCAAGGCTTGACGCGGTTATATTTTCGGATAGTTTGCTAGCCTTGCTTGATCCGGTAGTTAGGTCTAGAATATATTTATGGATTGACGGATCGACGTATCAGGATATAGGATTGCTCGAAGGTATATCTAAGCAAGCTGTGGAAGATTCTATTAGGCGTGCTATTGACAAGTTGCGGGAGATTGTAGACAATCGTGATAAATAAGGGGGAAGGAATGGACGAAGACGATATTGATAAAAGGACTAGGGATTTACTTACGAGCGCCATAGATGGTCTTATGAGTGTAGGCGCAAAAGCTGGGACACCGATAGACGATTCTGCAAAAGAAATACATTGGGGAAATAAAAAACTACTGATATGGGCTAACAACAATCCTCCCGGAATGGATTTTAGGTTTTTCACGGATGATAAGTTAACAGCCGCTATTGCCTTATCGCCCGAGGCCGCTTATTATTTATCTAACGGAATATCTATTGTCATGGAAGAAAATAAGGACAAATGGAATATGGGAAATAAGGGGGATTAGATGAAACAATTTACCGATGAACAGATTACGGCACTACGCGATAAGGCCGATCAATTACGACGTGGCCTTTTAGGTACGGAAGGCGGATATCTAGCTAGGGAGATTATAGATATTCTCGACGCCGAGCCCTCGCCCGGTCAGGCGAGCGGGGAGGCGCGTGAGATTATCGAGCATTGCGCCTCGCTGGCCGTGGTTTATATGCAGGATCAACCGTCCTGGGACGGCACTGCCGCAGACTGTGGCTATTTACGCGATGCGATAGTCAACGGCGATCATCGCGCCCTCCTCGCCTCCCGTCCCGTGCCGACCGCAGAGAAGGGGCTTAGGGAAGCGCTAGAGTTCTATGCTTATCCCGAAAAGACCAAATATAAGGGTGAGTGGCAAGACGATTATCCGGGTGGAATCACATATCAAAAGGGCGACGATTGCTATTGCGATACCGGCGAGATTGCCCGCGCAGCCCTGGTCCCGCGCGAGGACAAGCCATAATGTCAAACGAAGTTTATAAAAACGCCATGACTCAACACTTCAAAAACCGAATGTCAAAACGTGTCGGGGTAAACGTAACAAGGGAACAGCGTAAAAACATCATTGATTCAATCCAAGGGCATGGCCCATATAAATCATCCTTTTCTGGTAGGACGGGGGACGCACATCGTTCATGGTTTTTTGTTGCATTTGAAGGTGTAGGCGTTTATGTGCTTTACGATAACAAATATAATAAATTAGTCACGTGTTTGGATTACCAAGACAAGCCCATGGAATCGCTTCGCAACGATCTTTTACAGGCGGACAAGCAACTAGCCTTGAAACTATACGAGGTTGACAAACTAAAGGCGCACATTGTAGACTTGCAAGCGGAAATAAAAGAAAGGGAGAATGAAAAGAAATGAAAGTAGGATTGTATTTTATTCTGTGGGGCATTGCGGTAATTATATTCGGGCTAGTTACTATTTGGCCGTGGACGTGGGGGTCGGCTTGGTCTTCATGGGTGGCGGTGGGGTACGGCGTTATAATAATAATATTTGGCATTGGTTTATTGGTTAGCGAGAAAAAGCAGGCCAAAAATGAGCTTTGAAATTATTTATTGCCCACAATGCGGTGCGCTTTGGAACGGATGGGGTGAAGATGTATCGCCTCAGGAATGCTTCCAATGTAATTTTGACCGTGATTCAATTACTCGAATGAGCGAGCCTAAAATCGAGCTTATTCCCGAGTCTTGCATCGATCATCCTAAATACAAGGCTATTGGTAAACCGGCTACGGATTGCCCTACATGCTGGTTAATGTACAAGGGAGCTATTGATAAGCAAGCGGACGAAATAACGGGAGGGAAGTAATGCAAAAATTGAAGTTCAGGGCGGTTACGCCAGAAGATTTGGTTTACTCGGATTCGCACGATGACCTTGAATCCTTTTTCCGTTTCCACGAATGCCAACCCTTAGAGCAATACACCGGACTGCACGACAAAAACGGGCGGGAGATTTTTGAAATGGATATCTTGGCTGTAAAAATTGTATGGAATGAATTAAACAGTAGTATTAAGCGCGAGTTTATTTCGCGTATTGAGTTCTCGGAGCATCGTTCGGCATATATATTCCCCGATAATTTTAATATCTCCGTAGACGAATCGCGGCATGATGATGAAATGATATCAATGGAAATCATCGGCAATATCCACAAAACTCCGGAGCTTTTGAAATGAAGCCAACGCAAGAGCAACTAGATAGAGCAATAGACTGGGTTAGATCATCTCCCGATACCGATTCGCCCGTATGGGTAATATTTGAAGCCTATCAATCGGAAAAAGAACGCGCCGATAGCACATATATTGCTCAAGTAGCAAGCACCGAAAGAGAAGCGGCAAAAGCATTTATTCGCGCTGAACTATTCGAGAAACAATTAACGCACTTGCTAAACATGGTCAATCGTGTTACATGCGCTTATAGGCATGGTGGCAAGGTTTCCTATATTGCCTATCAGGATATGAATTGTCTATGCGATGCACAGATTGAAATCGAAGACGAGATAGAGAAGAACAAAAAGGACAATCCTTGAAGCCCCGCCATGCAATTATCCTAGCCGTAGCGATGTCTCCGGCTATTGTCCACGCGGCCCCGGCTAAGATTCTCGATGCCTTGCGTTATGAAGAGTCACAAAACAAAAAGCACGAAATAAACTACAATCGAAACGGTACAAAAGACTTAGGCTACTATCAATTTAATTCCGCCTATCTTCGATATTTTGCATGGAAATACAACAAGGGCAAGACCTTTGACCCGTTTATCGAGCGGGAGGCTAGACGCATCGCCTCGGCCCACCTTGACCGCTTGCAGACCATTTTAATCGGGGACAGAATAGAGTCAAACTATCTTTACCATCATCCGATGCTAAGACAGGCTATTGTGTGTTGGAATTGTGGGTTGACGCGATACAAAGCGGGGCCACCTAGAAGCTCAGTATTGTTTGCGAATCGAGTTATGAAAAGGGCCGGAATGGGGGCATTATGATAATTGCATCAAATGAGCCTAGGGTTACACCGGGTGACATTTTTAATTTCGAGGACTGGAATGTATTATGCGGTGATAGGAGACTGGCTTTAGGTTTAGCTTATAATATGATGGCAGAGGATAAGGTTACAAGTTATCTCGGAAGCGAAAAAGAATAACTAAACTTTGGGGAGTTGCTAGACTGTGATAACTATAATTGCGATGGGCATTAGATGTAAAAGCTACGCGGGGGCTTCAAGAGTATTGGGATGTACTAAAGATGCCGTATCTCATGCGGTTAAAACAAATAGAAGATCAATAAATGGTAAGCCGTTTTGGTTTCCGTGGGAGAAAGCTCCCGAAAAGCCAAAGCCTGCTACGCCTAAAATAAAGCGCCGACCGGGACGAAAAGGAAGGCATTGCATTATCGATGATATAGAATATGATTCTATTCAAGACGCTTACTTACAACTTGGTTTTAATAAACAGAGCTTACGTTCCGCACTAGATACGCGAGAATATTATAAAGGACATTCTATAATGTGGGCTAATGAAGAAGAATAGCTAGCACTTTCCTAAATCGTCTTGACGTGGCTCACTTTTGATACTATATATATTAGTATAAAGGTAGCGCTTATTTGATAACCCCAAATAAACAATCAAACATGCCTCACGTTAAAGCCTAGTATTGCGGAGTAGTCCGTAGTCTAGGCTAATTATATACCCCGGAGTAAATAATGAGACTATCTGAAAATATCCGCTCTATGCTTGAATCCCAATGGAAGCATGAACTAACCAATTCACTTATCTATACCCAAATGCGCGCATGGTCAGACTATAAAGGCTTTAATAATATAGCCGAGTTTTATAAGCGTCAATCCGAGGAAGAGCATGGGCACGCTAATAAAGTCTATGAATATATCGCCGATAAGTCAGATATCCTTAATGTAGAGCCTTTTGTATTTGACAATATCTCTCCTCCGTTTGCTAGTGGTGACGTTTATTCGCTTTTCAAAGCTTCGATGGATACTGAATTAGGTACTACCGCCTCGCTTTGCGCTATTCTTGACGCTTCGATGAATGAGAAAGATTTTATGACCGCTGATTTTATACGAGATATGGTATTTATTCAACGTGAGGAAGAGAAGACTTTTCAGCAATTACTCGACCGAATGGACAGATATCCTAATGCTCCCGCACGCGAAAACGATATAGACCTTTATATTAAAGAAACCTTTCTAGGCTAATCCTCGCTACTTGCGATAGGAAATAAATAAATGGCATTATTTGGAATAAATAAACAAGCCCCTAAAATATCTAATAACCCATTGCAAAACCTTGTACACGGGTTACAGCGCATGTGGGCCAAAGCGCCGACTCGAGATAGATCAGAGCTTCCCGAACTAGCGCACAAGTCACCTAGACTCGATCCTATTTTCATTATTGCTCGCGCGGTTGCGGGTACTGAGTGGAATACCTACAATAAAATAGACCTAAAAAAGAATGGTAAGACCGCCGAACCATTTGTTAATCCTGATATCCTAGACCTTTTAGATTATCCAATTAAGAGATATCCCGAAATAGATTGGTATGCGCTTTGCTATTCTACTGTCGCCACTGTCAAGGCCGTGGGTGAATACGGGTGGTTGAAGATTAGGGACGATCATGGGAAGCTAATGGAGCTTGACCCTATCCCCCCCGCGTGGATAATGCGAACGCCTACGGTCGGTGACCCTACTTATACGATTTATCCCTTTGGCGTAACGGCGGGCGTTGCGCTTCATGTATCCCCCGATGATTTTGTTTATTTTAAGCGTCCCGATTTAAGCGACCCGTATGGGCGCGGACGCGGAGATTCGGAGCAATTAGAGCAAGAGTTTGTAGCCGATGAGAACATGGCTACCATGCAAAGCAATTTTGCCTATAATGACGCTACTCCTCCATACATAATCACTGCGCCGGGAATGCCGCAAGACCAAGCCGATGCATTCAAAAAATCTTGGATACAAAAACTAGGCGGCCTACTTCATAGAAGAGAGCCAGGTGTAATTGGATTTGATGCGAAAATATTACAACTAGGGATGTCCCCTGTTGAAATGGACATGATAGAGTCGCGCAAGTTTATCCGCGATGAAGTTTACATGCACTACCAGATACCGCCCGAGATTTACGGAAATATTCAGAATAGCAATAGATCGACGATTACGAGTGCTGAGTACCTTTTCCATAAAAATGTTTTGGAAACTGAATATAAGTTTTTCGAGCGTGTAATCACTCGACAAATTATTGCAGTTGAGTTTGACAAAAATCTTTGTTTCAAGTTTGATGAAGTTATACCGGACGATGAAGACTTCAAGCTTGAAGTTTACAATGCTGGTATAGCGAATGGAACAATAAGCAAGAATGAATGGCGCAAGGCTTTCGATCTTCCTCCGCTCAAGCCCGATGTGGGCGATGTTTTGCAAGTTACCTTTAGTACGTATACTATCCCTCTCAATGGTAGCGCTCCCGTTAATCCCCCCACTAATCCTAACGCGAAACCTACGGGACAAACGGACGATAAGCCTACCGACGATGATTTAATCGACGAAAAGCCTATCGAGGAAGCGAGTAAAGCTATTTTTGCAATGATCCAAAAGTCTAAAGAACTAGAAGACGTAAAAAAAAAGACCATAACGATAGTGAGTGAGAATAAAGAAGCTATAACCAATGCGCAAAAAAACAAGGCTCGTCGTGAAGCTATATGGAAAGCGTTTGACTCTCGTGCTACTGCAAAAGAGGGAATGTTTATTGAGGCAGTTAAAAAGTATTCGGGAAAACAAAGGGAACAAGTTTTATCGGCGATCGGTAGCTTTAATATACCTACTAAAGCAATCAGAAGTAAAGCGGAAGATGGAGAAGATGAAGAGGATTATGGAGTAAGCGATACGCTTGACAAAGTATTTACCGATAAGGCTAATTCGGCGTTAAAGTCTGCCCTTGCCGCCGCTTGGCTTGCTTCGCTCGCTTCGGGACGTGACCATTTTTACGACATGATGGGAGAAGACCCGAAAGACCCTAAGCTTATTCCCAGTTTGCAAGTAACTAATTCCTTGTTCAATAAGTTCGTGGAAGAGAACGGCCTAAACAAAGCTACGTTTATAAATCAAACTACCGACGATGAATTGAAATCTAAATTGCGTCAAATAATCAGCGATGGAATTAGCAACGGAGATACCCTTAATACAACTAAGAAAGCTATACAAGACGCAGTGGGTGAAGTGTATGACGGATTTGAAGGGTATAGGGCGGAAAGGCTAGCAAAAACAGAGACGACGATGAGCGTTAATGGCGGAAGCTTCTTAACTGCGAATGCTTCCGGGATGGATACTAAGGAGTGGCTGTCCACGCGAGATGATCGTACGAGAGGAAATAACCCCAAGGACGAGTTTGACCATGTGGATGCCGATGGGGAGATAGTAGGAATAGATGAGCCTTTTACGGCAACCGGAGAAGATTTAATGTACCCCGGCGATCCTAACGGAAGCGCGGGTAATATAATTTCCTGCCGTTGCTCCGTTATTTTTGGCAATGCTGATATTCCGCTTGGCGGAGACGAGGAATAGAAATGGCAAGCATAGATCAATCCCCCGGTATTCTTGATTTTACCTCGATGATACAAGGAGAGGCTTTAGCTTTCCAGACTGTCCATGATGGCGACATTACGGCGGATACTTTTTACGCGGCTATTGTTACCGATTCGGGTACTACGATTGCGATAGGTGTAACTAAAAGTTATGACAGTGTAGGATTGAAAACTACGCTTTCGTATACGCTCACTGCTATTAATTCGGCGCTTATTCCTATCGGTCAACATTATTGGTACATGCAAGAAACTACGGGCGGAGTGGCGCGAACTATTCTCATGGGTAAATGGGGTTGCAATAATAGAGCATGACAGTAACGGTAAACCCGCCTAGTCAAATAAAAGTTACCGCAGTTTCGCCGAATGTTTTTTCGGTCACTACGGTTACACCTACTCCGATAAGTGTAATAGCTTCGACTACGGGAGCAACTGGATTATCCGCTTATGAGATTTGGATAGGCCAAGGACATACGGGAACGGAAGCCGATTATCTAGCCTCGCTTATAGGCCCGCAAGGAATACAGGGGATACAAGGCGTTAAGGGTGACAAAGGAGATAAGGGCGATCCTGGAACCGGAGGTGGTGGCGTATCTTCGGTCAATACGAGGACGGGAGATATTGTACTTACTTCTTCGGATGTAGGGCTAAGTAATGTCGATAATACTTCTGATTTAGGCAAACCAATAAGCACGGCTACTCAATCAGCATTAGATTTGAAAGTGGACAAGGTATCCGGCAAGGGCCTTTCTGCTAACGATTATACTACGCTAGAGCAAACGAAACTAGCGGGAATTGCGGCGGGCGCGGAAGTGAACGTCAATGCTGACTGGAACGCAAGTAGTGGTGATGCTCAAATATTAAATAAGCCAACGATACCGGACGCCAATGCATTAAAAGCTTTTGCTATTAGCATGTCCATCGCGTTAGGATAACAAATGAAAAAACTTGTAGGGTATGATGTCGGAACATACGCATTCGCTCCCGGTCTCGCAGGAGCGGGAACTGTAACGCTTACTTTGCCTTATATTCTCGCTCCTGAGCAAGTACTTTTAGTTACCGATGTTACGCGAGGAATAAACCTTTATAGCTTTGCCGATTCAACACATAGCGGAACAATCGCAAACAATGTCATAACATTGGCTATTGATACTTCCGCATATTCTTCAAGCGATGCTCTATCAATTTATATCGACGTTCCTACCGAGGAAACACAATACGAATTAGAGCCGATTACTGAACAATTTACTTATGATACGAATATGGCGCAAGTGCTAGGAAGTTTAGCGCTTAATGACGGTCAAGGTAATCTAAAAACAAAAGGGCTATTTACTACTGATAGGTCAAGCGGAATACTTGGCGTAGCTCAACAGGAGTTTAGCGCTGATTGCTCGAATTATCAAACGGGAGCGATACAACTTTCTGGAACGTGGTCCGGTACGGTTTCTTTTGAAGCTCAGGCAGACGGCGGAAACTGGGTATCTATTAATGGAATGGCTATCAACGGCACTTCAATTATTACTTCGACAACTACGACGGGAATATATCGATTTAATGTAGCTGGATTAAAGAGGCTTAGGGTTAGATGTACTGCCTATAGTTCTGGTACGGTATTTGTAACGATTGCATTAGGATCGGGAGAAAGTATAGTAAATATATCTAGCCCCGTATCTGGAAGTCAAGCACAACCGCTTTCGCAACGCGCTACAAGTTTCGAGCTTAATACTTTTGACACTAACCTTTCGGCAGTATTGGGAAATGCGGCATTATGGCGCACGGGATTTACGGCAGTCGATTCTATTGTCGTGCCTACGGTGAGCCCGGCACAGCCGACTACTTATGCGGCGAATATGTTTGCCAAATATCCGCAACTATTCCCACGACTAAGAGTTGAAGCGGGTGGGGATCAAAAACTACCATTAGCGCAAGAGGTTAATACTAATAGGCTATTAGTAGCCTATCCCGAGATTTATTCACTACTCGAACAAATATTAATTACCCTTAATATTTTGAATCAAAACTATGCAAGTATAAATAATGTATCTAATCCTATTAGTGAAATACGGTAAGGAGAAATAAAATGTTAGCTGAAGGAAAACAAGGTATACAGACTGTCGGAACTGGACAGCAATCTAATGTACGTCTAGACAAGCAGGGTTCTTTGATTAACTCGGCCGCACATGGCGCATTTAATGAAGCCGCCATTAACGGTAAAATAATGATTTCGAGTACGGCGATTAGCGGGGTTGCTCCGGGAACGACTCTTTCAACTACGCCACCCATGACGCTTTGGAATCCTGTTTCTAGTGGCGTGAATCTGTCGGTATTAAAAGCCGTTGTAGGGTATGTATCCGGCACTCTCGGGGCTGGATCGGTTGTTTACGCATCGGTTACAGGACAAACGACAGCACCTAGCGGCGGTACTGAAATAATCCCGCAATGCACTTTTCTTGGAGCTTCACGCGGTGCTGGCCGTACTTTCACAGGCTCTACTGTTTCGGCTACCCCTGCAATAGTTAGACCGGGTTGGGCTGTAGGGGCTTTCCTTGCTACGACTGCGCTACAACCTACGGATGAGTGTAACATAATCGACGGGGCTTTAATTGTCGCGCCGGGTACTTGCCTTTGTATTCAGGAAGTGGGAGCGGCTGGAACTACGCCTCTTGTAATTATATCTGTCGAATGGGAAGAAATACCTCAATAAGTTGTGTTAAGGAGAAAATAAAATGGTTAATGAATTAAAGACTGGTTTGATTAATGCCGCCGATGGTACTCAGATTGTATCGAGAGGCGATAGGACGGGTGCGCAGGTTACTGCAATGGCTCACGGAAGCTATGCCGAACCCTCGCGTCAAGGTGCATTGATGCTTGCATGTACGGCGGCGGCCGGTATTGCCCCTGGTACTGTCCTTTCTACGACTCCCCCGCTTACTATTTGGAATCCGCCTAGCTCCAATAAGCTTTTGCATGTAATGAAAGCCAGCGTCGGATATGTTTCGGGTACTTTGGGTGCGGGAACTATTTGTTACGCCGCTCTAGCTGGTCAGACGACTATTCCGTCAACGGGTACTGAACTTACCCCACTTTGTGCTAATATCGGATATCCTCGCGGAGTAGGCAGGGCCTTTAGCGGTTCGACTCTCGTTGCTATCCCGACGCTCGCTTATCCCGGCCCGATCATGGGTGCGTTTTTGGCTACTACGGCTTTACAGCCTATTGAGACTTTGCACCTAGTTGATGGCGCTGTTACCATTCCCCCTGGAAGCTGTTTTTGTATGCAGGCTATCGCGGGAGCTGGTACTTCTCCGCTCGTTATTTTTGGAATTGAATGGGAGGAGGTAAATCTTTAATTGATTAAGGGCTGGGTTTATTCTCGGCCCTTAGTTTCCTAAATCGTCTTGACGTAGCTCACTTTTGATACTATATATATTACTGTAAAGCACAAAATAAATACGTTATTTAATTAAACAATAAATGTCGAGTCAAGGAATAAATTAATGGCAGAAATAAAGAAAACCCTCTATGCGCAAGTAATAAAGCAAACCAATGGTCAGGCTAATTCTCGAGATATTCAATTCGTCCTTTCCGACGAGACCCCCGATTCGGATGGCGATATTATCAGGGTGGCCGGGTGGGACCTGAACCGATTTTTGACCAATGCTATTTGTATGGGTTTCCATGAATATGATACCTTTCCGTTTGGTGAGTGGCATGATGTAAGAAAAGACTTTCGTTCGCCTAATGGCATTCCTAGGCTTGTAGGCACGCTTCATTTCCCTACTATTGAAGAGCTTTGCCCCTCCGGTCAAGTAACCGAACATGCAAAAAATGTCGATATGGCGTGCGCGATGGTTAATGCGGGATATCTCAATGCGGTTTCCGTCGGTTGCTATTACAAGGAATACACCCCTAGAGAAGATTATCCCGAAGGCACGCCTGAATATATGCGCGGGCGAGACGTAACTAGCGCCGAGTTGCTTGAATGTAGCCTCGTGCCACTGCCCGCTAATCCTAACGCTCTTTCGCTTCTTTCGGCTGATAAAAACATTGATAAGAAAATGGTTGAATACATTACCAAGTCTTTTAAGGAACACACCGAAGCACAGGAAGCTGAAAAGAAGGCCAGAGAAGATTCCGAGGCCGCTAAGATAATTAAGCCCGAGGGCGAGGATAAGGCCGTGAGTGAAGTTGTAACGAAAGTGGGTGCTAGGCTTTCCGGTGCTTCCACTACTCACATAGACAATCTAGAAAAGTGTGTTAAGTCAATGATTGATGATGCGAATAGCTTGAATGACAAGTGTACCAAAGCACTTACTCATATACAAATGCTCCGCGACGGTGCCGCGCCGGAAGAACTGGATGATGGCGACGTAACGGACGATGGCGTTAAATCTGTAAAAGGTTTCGTCTTCCACCTAGTTAAGTGAAGAACACTTAGCGCGAATAGATAAAACGAATTAATGGAGAAAATCATGGCTGGTGAGAATGAACTGAAGGTTGAAGAGTTTGCTAAGATCATGGGTGAGGCGACTAAGGCCGCTGTTGCACCTATGGCCGCAGAGATTAAAGAGCTTCGCGAGAAGAGTATCGGCGCTGAGAAGATCGCCGAGCTTGAGACTAGGATCAAGGCCGCCGAAGACCTTGCTGACAAGAAGGTTAGCGCCGCGTCCGCTCAGTGGGCCGCTGTTATGGATGCCAATAAGTCCGCCGGTGAGCAGTTTGTGTTTACCCCCGAGTCCGCCGCTAAGATGGTTGGCAAGATTGCCGCCGCTGGTGCTCTTGCGCTTAAAGAGACCAATACGATGCACCTTACTGACAAGCAGGTTGCGCTCGATTTCGCTAAGAAGATGTTCCCTAACGAAAAGGCTATGCACGAGATCATGCAGAAAGACATGGTTGCCAATATCCCGAGCGCGGGCGGATACGGTATTCCTCAGTCCCTGCTCCCCGATTATGTGAACTACCTTTACGCCAAGACCCTGCTTGATAAGATTGGCGCTACTCGCTATCCGATGCCCGCTGGAAATCTCAAGCTGGCTCGCGTCGATGCTACCTCTAGCTTTACCTGGGGCGGCGAGACTCCGACCGGCAACAGCACTCAGCCCACTCTCGGCGATATCGTGCTTAATGCCAAGAAGGGTACGGCGATTGTCCCGATTTCCAATACCCTGCTTAGGTATAATGCGATTGGCCTTGATACCCTGATCTCGAAGGACTTGCAGACCATTACCAAAATCGCGCTTGATACCGC